ATGGAATTTATTTTTTCTGATAAGACACTGTATTTCTTTTCGTATTCTGGGATATCAATTCTTCCTTTTTCAAAAAGGTAATTCAGTCTGTCACGCTCCGCTATTGCATCATTAAGTTTCTTATTCAAATTGCGCTTTGGTTTACCTGCTTCTTTTTTTACATCAAATTCAAGATTTTTTAATGCTGCATCAAGATTTTCAAGAAGATATTTTTCTGTTTTTGCTTCTGACACTAATTTTGTTTTGTGCAATTTCTCATTTCCACCAAACCAGCATCGTTGATATTGCCGGTGCTTTTTGGTCTTCCTATCTATGCTGTAAAAACTTGCCATTTTCCTGCCACATATAGGACAGCGGAATAACCCACTGAATAAATATATATGACCGGACGGAGCGTATTTTATCTGATTGACACTTCTTATTTCTTCCATTTTTTCTTTGGTAAAATAAGGTTCGCAGAAATTTTCATTTTCCCTTACTTTCCCAATATATAAATCTGACTTGATCATTGTGTCCAATTTGTGCCTAGTAAAATCTGGGATGAAGTTTTCACGAACCCACAGAACAGTACCACGCTTGCTTTTGGTTGCTAACAAATAATCAAATATAGCCCTTGTCTGTTCCTCATTATCATGTACGACTTTCTTTACACCATCTATTTTCTCTATTTTAAATCCTATGGGCACTCTGCCAGTGTAAGCTTTCCCTTCACGGATTTTATAAGCTGCGGTGTCTTTGTATCGCTCAGATATAACCGCCCATTCTAATTCTGCCATGTTTGCCATCTGGTACATGAAGTTCTTTCCGTATGGCGTGGAAGTATCGATCTGCTGACTCACTGATATCAAGTTGCATCCTGCGCTTTCCATGTCGTGATAGAGGTTACAGAAATCTCTCATATTTCTTGCTATACGATCGTATCTCATAATAACAACTGCATTGATTCTTCCGGCTCTGACATCATCCATCATGCGCTGAAAGTCCTTTCTTTTTGCCGTACTATGCCCTGTGATTGCATAATCGCCAGAATAAACGAGTATATTTGCATTATGGTAAGTTTTA